AATTACCGTGGATGGTGTTAGAACATTTGATTTAAGAGAATTCATTATCTCAATTCTCTTAAATCAAATGTTCTAACACCATCCACGGTAATTCTACCATAGAACCTGTTATTTACCATCTTCTTCGCGTATCTGGTCATAATACCTTTGATTGGCGTAAAGTTGAATGGGTTATACATTGTAGGTGTTAATTGTAGAGGTACATACGGTGCGTAGATGTAACCTGTGTCTAACAATGATGTTCCTTTGTGTCCTAGTAACACTTGGTTAGCTGGGAAGTAAGGATCACGGTAAACTTGGTAACGTCCTGCTAAAGTACCAACTCTTTCGATACCCATGTTATATTGATCTTGCTCTGGTGAAGCGTTTGATACGTGGAAGTACTCAAGATCATCAAAAATAGCTGAAACTTCAGAAGAAACAACGATCCAGTTAGCTCCACCTCTCAAAGTAGATTTGTGGATTTGTGCTGACAATTGGTTGATTGCTGTAATTAAAGTTTGGTTCCAATCTTTCTGAGTGTAAGATGTAGTTTGAGAAATTCTTCTCCATCCGTTGTAATCCCAACGTAAGTTCCAAGCCGCTCCTTTTCTCAAGTCACGTAAGATCTCACGGTCAATCTCTGCTGCTACTTGCTCAGATAACAATGCTGTTAACTCAGCCTCAGCGTCGATGTTATGGAATGCTGCAACGTCTTGAGCTAACTCAGGAGACCATTGTGCTCTTAATTTTCTTTCAGTTACGGAAACAGTTACTGAATCCAAGTCGAAAGAAACCTCTCCGATTTTGTCTTCAAATTCCATTTCTTCGTATCTTCTAAATACCGCTACGAAAGAGGCACCTGAAGCTCCTGAATAGATAGTAGTACCTGTGTAACCATCTAAAGATGTAGAGTCACAATCAGCACATACTGGACAAGATAAATCAACTTCTAAGTAGATACATCCATCTGCAGAACAGATATTTTTGAATGAACCACCGTTACCATCTGTTGGCCAAGTTGTAGTCACAGTATTACCATATTGTACAATACCTTTACCGTATTGTTGAGTTACAACTCTGAACAATAATGGAACTGCTACACCATTTGAACTGATAACATTACAAGGTGTTGGTGATGCAGAGAATGCAGTTAAATCAGTAAAGATTTTAAGGTCAGAAAGGAAAGTTTCAGAATCCATTTCATTTCCATCAGGACCGATTAATTTACCTGCTCCTGTATCTGCGAAACCACACATTTTGATGATTAATTTTCTTTGATTTCCTGTTGGTGCCAATGAATCAACTAATGTACCGTTAGACCATACTTGGATGTTAGTACTTGCTGTTACAGCTGACCAACGACCTTTAGAATAGTCAAATAATCCTGGAGGATCTAATCCTGCTTCAGCACCTTCGTAGAATAAATCATAAAGATTTTTTCCGAATGCTCCTGCATTGTCAGGGTATCCTGCACCTGGTCCTGAGTTACCTGTACCACCTGCTGTAGGTCCGTTAGGTGCTCCGATTGGTGCGTAGTGTGCTCCTGATTCATTTGCAGTACCACCGTTATATCCTTGGATACGAGGTACAAAGTAGAACAATTTACCGATAGGTAAGTTCATTGCTTGTACAGATACGATATCGTTAGCCAACAATTTAGAGAAAACTCTTCTTACGATAGGGAAAACAACTGTTTCGAACGCTCCGTTAGAACCTTCAGAAGTTGCCTCGTTAATTAAGAAAGAAGCTTGGTTTTCATATAACTGTGCTACGTTTTCTTTTAGGTGGCCTCTAAGACCTTCAAGGAATCCTAATTTATCCCATTTGTTAATAGTATCTTCTTTGATAACTTTAAGGTGTTTTAAACCGATGTTACCAACAAGACCTGATTCTAATAATGCTCCCATTTTTAGTTTTATTTTTTTTGGTTTATTTATTTTATTTTGTTCATGAGATCTTTCATTCTCATAAATTGAGGATTCTCATAAGTTGTAGATTCGATCAAGTTAGTTGATGATCCTGTATTGATTGTGTTTGAAACTTTTCTTTCAACAACAGATTCATTCAAGTTTGTTGATTCATTAACTACAGAAGTACCTAATTCCTCTTTGATTTGTTTATAAAGATTCTTTGATTCTTTGATTGTCTCAACATTATCAAATCTTCTTAATATATTTATTTTTTCTTGTTTAGTTGTAGAATGTTCTGTGAACAATCTTGTTGCGTAAGCTAAATTGGAGTTGAATACTGCAACTTCTGTAAGTTTGTTTCTGAAAACATCCAACGCATTTTTGTACTCTTCATTTTTTTGTCTTAATAAAGAAACTTCTTCATTTACGTTGTTTGGTCTCTGTCTAACTTCTTCTCT